TGCATCATGTCGCTCTCCTTTCTTGTCGTTTCCACGCTCCGGCCACGTTGCCGGCCCGTCCGTCGCCCCCGCCGGTTTCCACCGTCGGGGGTTGCGGTCAGGCCGTCGCGGTGGCGTTGTAGTGAGCCGCGATCGCGTCGGCGGCCTGGGCGCTGCTGTACGCCTCGGCCTTGATGACTGCGCCGATCTTCCCGTCGGTCATGTAGCGGGCGTGCGTCCGCAACTCCCGCGGCAACTCCTCGCGGGTGCAAGAAAATCCGCGATGGATCGCCACGGCGCCCCGTGTTCCGATTACGACGTAGTGCATTTCTAATCCTCCCTCTCTCTAGGTTTCCTCGGTCCGGGGGTCGCCACGTTGGCGGCCCCTCAAAATCTCGATACCTGCCCTCTCCAAAAATCCCGCCCGCCCCGTAGATGGTCGGCGACTTCACGCCCCCACGCCCCGCGGCCTAGCGTCGCCTCCGTGCTGGCAAGCGCGGCCGCGGCAAACTCGGGGCCGTATTCGCCCCTGCTTTTCGCGGCGTTCAGTAGCTGCCGGCTGTCGATGATGCCGGCCAGATATTCCGCGGTGATTGTTTCCACGTTCGGGGCTCCTCTCTCTTGGTTTCCTCGGTCCGGGGGTCGCCACGTTGGCGGCCCCTCTCAATCCACGTTGTTCATCGCAAGCCATCGCCCCCAGTCCATGCCCTCGGGGCACGGGCCGGGGTAGCCGGGCGGGTTCGGTTCGGGGTTCTCCTGCTCGATACGGGCGGCCTTCATGCCGGCGCGTATCCTCATGGCAAGCCCGGTGGCCTCGTGGGCTGCGCCGATTCGTCCGTAGGCTGCGGCGTAGGCTGCGAGCACGTCGATTGCTTTCTGTGCGTCGTCCAGCAAGTTGATAAGGCGGTCGATCGTTTCCATGGTCGGGGTTCCTCTCTCTGGGTTTCCTCGGTCCATCCCCAGCGGCACCGCGCCGCCGGGGTTTTGTAGGCTACTCGGTAGCCTTCGTTTCGATAATCCGGGCGCCGGTCGGGCGTTTGCCGAAGCCGAATAGCGGATCGCGGTCGCTACGCTCGATGGTCGCGGCAAACTCCACGGCGTCCCCGCGGGCCGGGCTAATGCCGGCCGGCACGGTGACGTAGACCGCCCACCCCTCCGGGCTGCGGACAATCATTTTTTCCGTCGTGCCGTAGCGGCTTTCTTGGGTCTTGAATCCGGCCACGATTCCGCGAACGGTCTGCTTCCCGGTCGGCACCGTGATGCCTGCGGCGCGGCGCTCCTCGGCCTCCTGTTCGCGGGCCTTGGCGGCCTGGTGGCGCTCGGCGAGTTGCGCCGCGTAGGCCTGCTGCTTCTCCGTCATGGTGTAGCGGCGAGCCTTCGTCACGAGGTCGCCGTAGGGGTCGGCCTCGGCGAGGAGCGACAGGGCCGGGCAGGTTTCCACGTTGGCAGCCCATGTAGCGGCCTCGGCGGCCTTGCGCTTCTCGTCGCGTTTCGCCCGACGGGCTGCCGCCTTCGCATCCTCGGCCGCGAGGAAAGCGGCGATTTGTTCGGCGGTCCAGTCGGCCGGATAAGTCCAGTCGTATACGGTCGGGTCGTTTCGGCGGCCGTGACAGCGGTAGCATATTCCGCCGTCTACGGTCGAATTAACAAAGCCCCCGCCACCGCAACGGGTGCACGGGATAGGCCTGGTCTTGCGGGGCTTGTCTGCGGTCATGGTTTTCATGGTCGGGGTCCTTTGGGTTTTAGGTACGATTCTGCCGAACATACTCGGCCACCGCGGCCGCTGCTTTTTCGTGTCGGTTGTACGCCGATCGGATTCGTGCGTCTCGCGCGTCTGCGCTTTTCCAGTGCCGGCGGCCGCTGCCGCTGGTTTCGCGTTCCACGGTTTCGCGCCACCGCCAATAGGCGGCGAGCTTGTCGGCAACTAGCGCCGCGTGTCGGTCGTCGATACATTCGACCGTTTCGCCGCTGCGCGGGTCTGTGTAGGCTGTCATGGTTTCCTCGTTCGGGGTTTCCTCGGTCCGCCCCGGCGGCACCGCGCCGCCGGGGTTTCGTCCTACTGGGTAGCGTTCTAGACTCCGAAAAGCTGGCGAAAAGCCGTGTCGATTGTCGGCATTTCCTCCGCGAGCGGGTACGGGTAGCAGTCCCCCGGGCGGTCAAACTCCGCCGGGGTGCGAATGTTCGCTAGATAGTCGTTTTCCACTCGGCCACGAATCCACGCCTCGAAGGCCCGCGCCGCCATTTCGTGCGGTTCGCTCCAATATGGGCGGGTTCGCGTTTTGTCGGCACGGCGGGCGCGGCGGTACATTTCCAGCCCGCGAAGCGTGACGGCAAGCCTCGCGAGCCCGTCGGTCTGGGTGAAAGCCCGATAGCTGCTCCCGCGGCCTGATTGGTGATGGTCCCAAGCATGAAACCACTCGTGCGCAAGGCACCCGGCGCCGCGGGTCTTGGTCAAGTTGATCGCGTGGCGGGCGGATTCGTAATGCGCCGACGCCTTGCCATGCCCGCGAGCCCCGAAAGCAAGCCCCAGCGAGCCCTCGAAGCCGATAGCCTCGGTCGGGATGCCCACGGTCGTAGCAAGGTCGCGGAGCGCGTCGTAGGCTTGGTCTAGTGCCCCCTGCCGGTTATCCTGCCAATTTCCAAACTCCACCCCATAGGGGCGAAAAGTCGCCATAAAATCCGCCGGGCTGATGGGACGGCCGTTGCGATAATCGGGGCCGCGGCGTGGCATATTCTGGGGCCGGCGGCAGTGTTCATCCGTGATAGCCTGCGCGGCGAGCGCGGCCCGGTGGAGCCTTTCCAGTTCGGCCGCGGGCGTCGATTGAATCCACTCGCGGGCCTCGGTGGGGCTGGGGAAGTATTGCAACGGTACGGGGGGCCGGCTGCTACTGCCGCGGATGATGCGGGCGACATAGCAGCGCGTACCCTCGGCACCATAACTGCCGTACACCCCGTAGCGTGGCGGGCGGGCGGGGCGTCGGCAGCGCTTGAATCCGGCGGCCTGGTCGTCGATTGCGCGGACGGCGGCCAAGTCTTTGCGGGCGCCGCCGATTTTGTTCCCAAAGTCAAGCACGGTTTCCATGGTCTAGGGTCCTTTTTCTCTAGGGGTGTTCCCTGCCGGCGAATTGCCGGCGGGCGGGGGTGGTTACTCTACTCTATCGTCTCGCGCGTGTCTATAGGGTTTTCTTTTCTGGCCTAAAATCGGCAATCGTCCGGCCAAGCTTCCGCGGGGAGGTTCTGCAAAATCCATTCAAGGCGGGGCAAAATGTCGGTTTCAGCGTTTATCATATTCGAGCGGCTGCCGTCCCCGTACGGGCTGGCGATCTTCCGCAAAATCGAGCACCGCGCCGCGTGTACCTCGTCGTAGACTGCGCGGAGCGCGTTCAGGTATTCGTTTCTCTGTTCGTGTAGTTTCATGGGTTTCTATCCTCCGGGGGTTAGGGGTCTACTTCTGGGAAAGCGTTTCAAGGATTGCGCGGCGAACGGCGGCCGGGTTGTGTCCGTGCTCGATTGCAACGGCGCGCCATTCGCGGGCGCCGGCCGCGGCGCGATCGCGTTTTTCCTGGGAGCCGCACAAGCCGCGGCGCTCCTCGGCGACGTACCATCCGCCTAGGGTGCGGGCGATTTGTCGGCGGGTCTGCTGCAAGTCGTGCGCTATACAGATTCGAGCCTGCACAAGATGGGGCACGGTCTCGGGGTAAACTGCGGTTTTCACGTTCGGGCCTTTCTTTCTGGGGTTGTTACGTTCGGGGCTAGACTGCGGTACGTTCAAAAATCCACGGCAATTCCCCGGCGGTCCGGGCCTCAAGCTGCGTTCGGCCGGAAAATCCGGCGGTCCATCCGTTGCCAAAATCGAGCACGGGAAAGCGGCCGCGGCCGCCGCGGCTGCAACGGGCGGAGTCGTCCAGCCCGATACGGTCGCATAACTCGGCGCCGCGCTTCCTGACGCAAGAAAGCAAGCCGGGCAGGGATCGGCGGCCGGTGTATAGAAGCAAGTATCGGGCGCCGCCCGGGGCGGTTAGGATCGTTTCGTATTTTGTTCTGAAGTGTGCCATTTGGGTTAGCCTTTTGTGGGTTGTTACGTTCGGGGTTTGTACGTTCGGGGGTCTACTTGCCAAAAAGACGAAGCAAGGCGAGCGCGGCGGCTACTCTCTTGGCAACGCAAGAGCGCTTCAGCTCGTATCGTCCGTGCGTCAAGGCGACGTGTCCCCCTACGCTGCCGCCATCGGTTCCCCATATGCTGCCGCCGCGGCCGGGGAGACTTGCAAGCAAGCCATAGGCGCTGGCGTCACAGTCGCAAAAGGCGGCGTGGTCGCCTGGCGCAAAATGCCGGACGATCGACACGGTCTGGCCGGTGACGTCAAAGGCCCAGCCATCGGCGCGGGCGGCGCTCAAAAAACTTTCGGCGGTCTGGCGGGCGGACGGTTTCGCGGTTTGCATTGTTTCGTTCCTAGGGGTTTCAATCGTTCGCGGTGCCGATCGGCGCCGCCCGTTTCCCCGGCCCGGGTTTCCCCGGTCCGGGGGTGGGGGCGAAGCCGTGTCAGGCGGCGCCGGTAGCCTGTCCCACGAGCACGACGTGAACATACTCGGCGCGGCGAGTGGACGGCGCCGACGCGATCGGGTGCGCGCCCCACCCGTTACGATCGGCGAGCAAACCCGCGGCGCGCTCGTGATTCTCGGCGGTGCTGCGCTCAAAATCCCACGGCACCGCGGCCCGTAGGCTTGCGCCGACCGCCGACCGCGCCGATACGCTGGCGCCGCGGAAGTTGGTGGCGGGATGATACATTGTGACGATGGAAAGCATGGGGAATCCTTTTCTACGAACGGGGGGATACACTCCGGCCGATGCAACCCGCGGCCGGATTCGGGTTTGTACGTTCGGGGGTTAATCAAATAATCCGGCGGTTTGTTGTTTGCGCTTGGGTTCGGCCGCGGTGAAACGTGGCGATTCTGTGGCGCCGTGCTCGGTCAGGCGGAGAACGAAAAACTCCGCCGTCCACCAGTCCGGCGAACCGCGGCCGCCGACGGCGGCGGCCGCGGCCGCCATATCACCGGCCGCCATATGCTCAACTGCACGACGAACGGGGGCGGGTTTGTCTGCTAGTTCGGCCGATAGCCTGATAAACTGATTTATCGTCATTTTCGGTAGCCTTTTAAAAGGGAACATCGGGCAAGGTGTGGCGCGGCCGGCCGGCCGTGGGGTGCCGTTGGACTTGGGCCGCGGCCGATAGGCTCACGAGGTAGGATTTTCCAACTCGGCGCCCGGGGATTTTTCCGGCCTTCACGAGTCGGCGCATCCATACGGGCGAAACTCCGGCCGCGGCCGCTGCTTCATCCGTCGAGACAAAATCGCGTAGCGAGCCCGGCGCCGCTGGGCAATCGTCGACGGCACGATCGAGCGCGCGCCGCATAGTGTCGGCCGCGGGCGGTGCCGATGGTGCTGGCGCCGACAGAATCGCCCACAATTCCGCCGCGGGATTGTCGGCCGGCAGAATGTCAGGGTACTCGATGGACAAGTCGGCCGCGGCTACGTCAAAACCGGGAATGGTATCGTAATCACCGCCCGACAATTCGCGGCGCCAGTTCGTTTTTGCGCGGCCGCCGCTGGCATGGCCAGTCAAGCGGGAAAATGCCGTTCGGCGGAAGTCTAGGGTACGCTCGTGCGCCGACATTTCATCGGCGCGCATCGAATCATATAGGGCACGGGCGGCGCCCCAGTCTATTCCGGCGGCGGCGGCGGCGTTTTTAAAATCGGCGAGCGTTCGCATGATGAAGGTCTTTCGATTGTGGGGTTCCTGCCCCGCGTTACCAGTAGAATAGGCTATCGGCGGGATGGCTTCAAGTACCTTAAAAAAGATTCTTGGAAAACCGCGAAAAAATCTTCCGGCGCCCCATTGTGGACACTTAGTAAATGAGAATCGGCGCCCCGGTCGTGCGACAAGTGTAGGCTTTTTTTCGCTCTTTCACGGGGTGAAATGGGCAAGGGGGCGCCGCGGGTTTTTCGAGCCTCACCCGCCGGCCAGCCTCACCCGCCGGCCAGCCTCACCCGCCGGCCAGCCTCACCCGCCGGCCAGCCTCACCCGGTGGCCATCGTCACCAGCCGGCCGACCTCACCCGCCGGCCGACCTCACCCGCCGGCCGACCTCACCCGCCGGCCAGCCTCACCCGCCGGCCGACCTCACCCGCCGGCCAGCCTCACCCGCCGGCCGACCTCACCCGCCCGTATACCTTTTGGGAAATACCCTATCGTGGGGGCAGCGCCGGCCGCGGCGCCGATGGCGGCGCCCCATATACCCTTTGCGAAATACTACTAGGGAGGGGGGGTGAACAGTTGTGCACCTTTTGTATATCAGACCGCCCGTCCCTAGGGACGCCTGCGTGCGGCGGTACAGGCAATTCGCTGGCCGTCGGCGATTTGGAAAAAAACCGGTTGACCTCACAGCCGACTTGGGTAGCCTTCTTATGTGGCTGATTCGTGCGTCAATGGACGATGCACCAAGGAAGGTAATCCGTGCAGGACGTGTGGGCTGCCATGCCTCGACGTGGCAGGCAGGGCGTCTCGTGTCTACTGCTCGAAACGGTGCCAAGGCCGCCGCGGGCGAAAACGCGGCATCAAGCCGGCCATCGCTAACTGCCTTGTCTGCGGCGTCGGCATCCCGCAAGACCTGAAAAGCCCTGGCCGCGTCAAGGAGTTGTGCTCCCCCCGCTGCCGGCGAGCCCGAATGGGGAGGGGCAAGCCGGACGTCATCCCGTGTAAGTCATGCGGTGCTCCGGTGCCGCAAGATGTCAACGCGAAAGGGAGGCCGAGAACAACGTGCTCGAAGGAGTGCCGCGATCGCGCGTCCGCAATTCCGCGGAACTGCCGCCGGTGCGGCGTCGAGTTCCTGTCTGGCGAGGGGAGGCAGTTTTGCAGTGATCGCTGTCGGTGGCCCTCGCAACTCTCCGATCCTGTGAATTGCAGCGTTTGCGGGGGGCTGTTCACGAGGGCGCATCACACCAATAAGACGTGCTCTACGAAGTGCCGCGAAGTCGCGGTCGCGAATGCCGTCGCTGCTACTGTCCGGCGAAACAGCCAGCGAGCGGCGGTTTACAAGTGCCTGAACTGCGGCGAGGACTTTAAGAGAAAGAGATACGCCTCCGGCGCGTACTCCCGCCAGGAGAAATACTGTTCACGAGAGTGCGCTTTTGAGGCACGCCGGATGGGGAAGCCATGCGCCAGGCGCCCCTCAGAGGCCGCCCGTGGGCTTGCGGGCTGGTTTCTGTCGTGGGGCGATGACCAGTGGCCCGCGATGTCCCGTTGCCCCGACTGCGGAGGTCGTTTTTGTAGCCAGAAGCAAGCCGACTCGGAGAGTCACGAAAAGTGTCACTCATGCCAAAAGCAAGCGAAGAAGCCTGACATCATCCCGTGTAAGTCATGCGGCGCTCCGGTGACGCAGGTGGGGCACGGCAGGCGATTTTGCACTGACTGCGCATGGAGCAGAGAGTCGGAGCGAAGACGGGCAAGCAGGAGAAAACATCGAGAGAGGCACGGCAACGCATGTACGTTTCGCCAGCGGTGCAAAAGATACGGGGCGCCGTACACGAAGGTAAGCAGGCAGGCCGTCATGGAGCGGGGCGGATGGGTGTGCCAGTTGTGCGGCGCGGCCCTGCTGCGGTCGTTCGTGACCATCGCCGGCACCAGAACCCCTCACCCTCGCTGCCCCACAATCGACCACATAGTCCCTCTCTCCTTCGGGCCTACATCGCCGGGGCATGTGTTCGACAACTGCCAGGCCGCCTGCTGGGCCTGCAACTGCGAGCGGGGTACGCAAGATGCCGACTCCTTTGCACGGCGGAAGGCTACCCGGTGATACTTATAGGCATGGCAAAAGGCCCAGCACCAACGCCGAAGCACATCCTTCAGTTGAGAGGCAGCAAGGAGGCCAAGTACCGCGAGGAACTTGGGACTCCAGTTTCCGACCTGCCGACGCCCCCCGACTGGATGCGGCCGGCGGCCAAGGCGATGTTCACCCAGGTCTGCGAATACACGCAGAAAATGGGGACTCTGGCTGAATCGGATACGCAGGTAATCGCCCGCTACTCGATCATCTGGGACAAGTGGCAGGAAGCCGAGCAAAACCTCGCCAAGTCTGGCGAGTGCTGGCGAGAGATTCTCGCCCCTGACGGCTCTCTGCGGTTCTGCCGGCCCACGAAGTGGCAGTCCCAGAGCAACCACTGCCACGAGCAACTCCGGCAGTTGGAAACCGTCCTCGGGCTTACCCCTGCCGACCGAACCCGCCTGGGCTACGGCGCGGTGAAGGTCGTCAACGACCCCGTGGATGCTCTCTTTGACGACATCGCGGCGGGTTGACATCCGGCAGTTCTGCCGGCTCCTGAGGCACACGGAAGCCCCGTTTACGGGCAAGCCGTTCGTGCCGGTCGATTGGCAGGACGACTACTTCGACAAACTGTTCAACACCCGCACCCCGGACGGCAAGCGGCAGTACCGGAAGTCGTTCCTGTTCCTGCCTCGAAAGCAAGGGAAGACGGCGATGGTGGCGCCGATCGCCCTGTACGAGGGGTTTTTCGGCCAGCACGGCGGCCAGATCATCATCGCCGCCGGCGATCGCGAGCAGGCCCGCAAACTGTTCGACGCCTGCAAAAACTTCCTCGACTCCTGCCCCGGCCTGGCGAAGCGGTGCAAGGTGTTCAAGAACTCGATCTTCTTCCCCGCGACGAAGACGACGATGCAGGTCATTTCGCGGGAGGCCAAGACGAAGCACGGCTTCAATCCGAGCCTCGTCGTCGTGGACGAACTCCACGTCCAGCCCAACCGCGACCTGATCGACGTCTTGACCAGCGGCATGGGCGCGCGAGCCGAGCCCCTCGTTATCTACATCTCGACGGCCGGGATGGACCGAATCGGTCCCTGCTACGACGAGTTTCTGCGGGCGCAGAAGGTGCGGGACGGCCTGATCGACGACCCGACCTACCTCCCGTGCCTCTACTACGCCGAGCAGGACGACGACCCGTTCTCTGAGGAGACGTGGAAGAAGGCCCAGCCGAACTACCTCGTCACCGTGAACAAGGCGTTCATGGAGAACGAGGTCCGCCTGGCGAAGGAGACCGTGGCCGATGAGATCAAGTTCCGCACCCTGTACCTGAACCAGTGGGTTTCCAACGGGTCAAATCGTTTCTTCCGCACTGGCCAGTGGGAGGCGTGCGACACCCCGCTCCTGCCGACCGAGGGGCGGCTGTGCTACTGCGGCCTGGACTTGTCGAGCACCAGCGACACGACAGCCTTTGCCGCCGTCTGGCCCCATGTGGACGAAGATGGCGTGACGACCTACGACGTTCACTGCCGCTTGTTCATCCCCGAGGAGGCTGCCGACCGGGATGAAGCCCCGTATCGTCAGTGGGCCAAGGACGGTTTTGTTACACTGACTGAAGGAAACACTACCTGCTTCGACACAGTTCGGAACTACGTTCTCTCGTTTTGCGAGAAGAACTCAGTTCGTTCTGTTGCCATTGACCGTTGGAATGCAACGCACCTGACGACGCAGTTGATTGCGGAGGGCATCGACGTCAAGCCGTATGGGCAGGGGTACGCCAGCATGAGTGCCCCCACGAAACTGCTGCAAACTGCCGTTTTGAGCAAGCGAATCCGGCATGGCGGCAACCCGCCATTGGCTCACCAAGTCAGCAATATGCAGGTCAAACAGGATGACGCCGGGAACATCAAGCCGACGAAGCAGCACTCGCACTCGACGGCCCGAATCGACGGTGCCGTGGCGATGATTATGTGCTTTGGCCTCTGCGGCGGCGAGGCGCCTCCGCTTACGGACGAGCCTCAACTACTGGTGTTCTAAGTGGCCGTAGCCGAAGACGTCGAAATCGCCGATGTGATCGAACTTCGCGGCAATCTGTCGCGAATCTTCGAGGAAATCGTCAACACGCGGCGAACGACGGCCGGCGTCACGGTCAGCCCCGAGACGGCCCTGGAATGCTCGGCGGTCCTGGCTTGCGTCCGCGTGCTGTCAGAGTCGATCGCCTCCATGCCGTTCGGCGTCTACCAACGCCTGGCCGGCGGCGGCAAGGAGATTGCCGAAGACCAGCACCTCCACGAAGTCTTGGCGTACCAGCCCAACTCGTGGATGACGGCGTTTGAGTTCCGCGAACTGATGCAGTCGTGGCTCCTCCTCTGGGGCAACGCCTACGCCCTCATCAAGAACGGCCGCCGCGGCGCCGTGGACGAACTGATCCCGCTCCACCCGTCTCGGATGGAGGCCAAGAGGCTCTCCAACGGCAAGTTGCGGTACTACTACCGCGAGCCGGCAACCCCGACGCAGCCCGAGGTCGAGGTTACGGAATACCGTCAGGAGGAGATTTTTCACCTCCGCTGGCTGAGTAGCGACGGCGTCACCGGCTACGTCCCGACGACCCTGTCTCGCGAGGCCATCGGGCTGGCCCGGGCCACGGAACTGCACTCCTCGTCGTTCTTCGGCAACGGCGCGAAGGCAGGGACGTATATCGAGGTCGATCAGCCCCACAAGCCGGAAGTTCTCCAGCGATTCCGTTTGCAGTGGGACGAGGCCCACCAGGGGCCAGACAAGGCATACAAGACCGTCGTCATGCCTTACGGCTTCAAGAAGAAGGACGACCCGGTCCGCAACGACACGGCCCAACTTATCGAAACCCGCCGCTATCAGGTCGAAGAGGTGCTGCGGTGCTTTCGCGTGCCGCCTCACATGGTCGGCGACCTGTCAAACGTGCGGTATTCGACGGCCGAGCAGTCCAGCATCGACTTCATCACCTTCTCGCTCATCCCCTGGTGCCGGCGCTGGGAGATGGCTTGCCGCCGCGACCTCGTGGTGGATGACCGGAAGTATTTCTGCCAGTTCGACACGAACGCCCTGCTGGCCGGCGACTACCAAGCCCGAGCCCAGTTCCTCCGCGAGGCGTTCCAGAACGGCGCCATCGACGTGGACGAGTATCGGGCCGCGATTGGGTACAACCCGCTCCCCGACGACGCCGGCAAGAAGCGTTTCATTCAGGTCAATATGCAACTTCTCTCGGCGTTCACGCCGGAGAACCCCACCGGCAAGACGGCGACGGAGCCGAAGCCATCGGCCGGAGTCGCCGTCGGCGGCTCCGCGCCCGAGGGGCAGCCTGACGTACAGGTCGGCGCCGCCAGCACGCAGCCACGCGATGCGTCGGATGCCGAGGTTGTCTTCAGGACGCACCTTCGTCGCCTCGCTGGGGTCGAGGCTGACGGTATTCTGGAGCGTAGGAACCGCCCGGAGAAACTTTCCGCCTGGTTCGACGCCATGCAGAAGCGGCTTTGCGACGAGTTGCGCGACGCCGCCAAGGCTACCGGGCGAGATATTAACGAGTTTTCGGTGGCGTGGGTCGCGCGGTCGCGCGAACTCCTGCTGGAGTGCCACCGCAGTGGTCAGAAATACGAAACAGCAACCCAAGGATGGTGCGACAAGCACCAGTTTTAGCCATGCCGGCCGCTTCCCAGACCGTCATCGACGCCCTTCAGGCGTCCGTCCGCCTCCACCTGCTCGCAATCGAGCACTACCAGTCGCTTTCCGAGCACCTGGGCCGCTGGGGGTACGAGAAACTCGCCCACAAGCACGCCGAGGATGTGACCGAGGAGCGCGATCACCTGAAAAAGTGTCTGTCGCGGCTCGAATACTACGACGTTCAGCCCACTTACGAGCACGACAAGCCCGAATGGCCGCGGCATGACTACGAGGGAATCCTCGCGGCGTGCCTGTCGCTTGAGTCGGCGGCTGCCGAAGTGGAGCGGGCCAACATTTTGACGGCCCGCAGCGTTGGCGACGAGCTTTCTGCCCTTATTTTCGCCTCCATGCTGGCTGGCAGCGAGGACGCGGTTCGTGAAATCGAGGCTGCCCAGAAGGTGATTGAGCAGATTGGCCTCGACAACTACCTCTCGATGCAGGTCTGACATGGAAATTGAACGTCGAATCACGCTCTCTGACGCCACGATCGAGTATCGCGACGGCGAAAACGGCGAAAAGCGGCCTGTAATTGCGGGCTACGCGGCCGTCTTCAACGCCGAAAGTCGCGTACTGAACGGGTTCGTGGAGCGAATCCACCCAAACGCCTTCGACGAGGTGCTCTCGACGAACCCCGACGTGATCGGCGTGTTCAATCACGACCGGAATCAGCTCCTGGGGCGGACCTCGAACGGCACACTGAAACTCACCGCAGACGGCTACGGCCTGCGCTACGAACTCTCCCCCAACGAAAAGACCTCGGTCGGCAAAGATGTGGTCGAGTGGGTGAAAGACCGGACGGTCGTCGGGTCCAGTTTCGCCTTCGCGATCAAGAAAGATGGCACTGGGGACCGCTGGCACCGCGACGAACGTGGGATGCAGTGCCGCGAGGTGCGGCAGGTTGCCTTGCTGGAGGACGTGGGCCCGGTCGTTCGGCCGGCCTACGCCGCGTCGAGCGTCGTCGTGAGCCGCCGGGCGCTGGAAACGGCCCTCGGCGAGAACTACCGCCCCTCCCAGACGATGGCGAACGCAGCGAAGCGTGGCCTGAAGTTGGCCGAGCGGAGCGACGAGGTCGATCAGTCGCTCGTTGCGCTCGCCGACCGGATCGCCAACCGCGAAGTCGTGAGCGTCGAGGAGTGCGAATACCTCGCCGCGACCTACAAGCGGTGCCTGGAGGCAAAAGCGAAGGGCTGGAATGGCACTCCGGCGTGGATCGAGTGGCAACTGGCCGGCGGAGACTCCGGTTTGCGGTGGGTCCAGCGACGAGCGCAGCCCGAGCCCGAGAATCCCCCTGCTGCGGCAGCGCCGCAGCCCGAGAATCGTGAAGAATCGGCTGTCTCGCTCGTCCCGACGGCCGGCATGGCCGCCGCCGCCAAGCGTGGGCTCAAGTTGCACGAGGACGGCCGGTCTGGCGACGGCCTGAAGCCCGAGACGGTCGCCCGGGCGAAGAAAATCGCCGCCCGCGAGGGGCTGACCGAAGACCATGTCCGCGAAATGCGGGCCTGGTTCCGGCGTCACAAGGTCGATAAGAGGCCCGGCTGGAACAAAGCCGGCGAAGAGACGCCCGGCTACACCGCCTGGATGCTGTGGGGCGGCGATCCTGCATGGCGGTGGAGCGAAGCCAAGGTCGCCCAGATGGGCGAGAAGCGCGACGTTGACGAAGAGGAGTATTCCGGCGCTCTTTCGGAGCGCGACCTCGCCACCGCGGAGTGCTACGACGGCATCGCCGAGGAACTGGGCCCGTGGGCGCCGGCCGAGGCGCATTACGTTGCCGACAATCCGTTCGCGAAGGACGGCATCGCGTGCCGCAACTGCGTCTTCTTCGAGGGCGAAGGGGCGTGCTACGTCGTGTCAGGCGAGATCGCGCAGGATGCGGTGTGCAAGTTGTGGATCATCCCCGAGGGCAGAATGTCAGAGCAGAAAACCGAAGAAAAGCCGCAGAAGCGCGACGAGGCGGCTGACGCCATGGCGAAGGCTGCGGCCCTCAAGGCAACTTTGCTTGCGACTCGGTTGCACGGCGCCACTGCGGCACCGTAGGCTACCGATATAGACATCAGTGCTTCGCAGCGGACGCTGCGAAGGACGGTGCGAGCGACAGCGGTCGCGGCGCGCCAGCGAGACAAACTCGCCGGCCGCCGCCTTTGACTGCGTTGGCCGGCTCAACCAGGAGCAGGTCAACAAAATGCCCTCGAACCTCAAGCGTCTTCAGGATCGCGCCGCGGCCGTCGCCGCCCAACTCACCGAACTCCTCTCCATCGAGGATCGCTCGGCGGAGCAGACCGCCGACCTCGCCCGGCTCTCCAAGGAAGCCGACGACCTGAAGGCGGGCCTCGACTTCGAGGCGAGGATCGCCGCCAAGGAAGCCGAACTCCGTTCGGTGATCGAGAAGGCGGCCCCCGCTCCGGCGCCGGCCCCCGAGGCCGCTCCGAAGACCGAGGAGAAGAAGCCCGAGATTCGCTCCCTGGGCGTCCATCACACCCAACTGACCGCGTTCAACGACGGCCCCGAGGCCGTTGAGAGCGCCTACCGCTGCGGCCGCTGGCTGCGGGCGGCGGTGTTCAAGAGCGCCGACGACATTCGGTGGTGCAAGGACCACGGCGTCGAGAGCCGGGCTCTCGGCGAGAACGCCAATTCCACTGGCGGCGCCCTCGTTCCCGAGGAGTTTGCCAATCGCGTGATCCGGCTCGTGGAGAACTACGGCACCTTCGCCGCGTCGAGCGTCGAGAAGGTGACGATGACCCGCGACACGATGATCGTCCCGAAGCGCGTCGGCGGCACCACGGCTTACTTCGTCGGTGAGGGCACTGCCGTCACCGAAAGCGAGCCGACCTACGCCAACGTGCAGTTGGTCGCCAAGAAGTTGGCCGTCGGCACCCGCATGTCGAGCGAGGTGGTCGAGGACGCCCTGATTTCGCTGGCCGACGCTGTGGCTACCGAGTTCGCCACGTCGCTGGCCTACAAGACCGACCTTTGCGGCTGGGTCGGCGACGGCACCAGCCAGTACGGCGGCATCAACGGCGTCGTGAACAAGATCAACGACGGCACGCACGGCGCGGCCGTCCTGACCTCCGGTGCGGGCGCGACCGGGTTTGAGTCGCTCACCGTGACCGACTTCGTGAAGATGATCGGCCGGCTGCCGCTCTACGCCCGCCAGGGTGCCGAGTGGTACATCTCGCCGGCCGGCTTCGCGGCCTCGATGGCCCGCCTCCGCTACGCGGCCGGTGGCAACACCGTCGAGCAGATCGGCGGCGGCGTGAACGAGACGTTCCTTGGCTTCAAGGTCAACCTCGTCCATGTGATGGATTCGACCCTGGGGGCTGACTCCGGCAAGATCAAGGTGCTGTTCGGCAACCTCGGTCTGTCCAGCATCTACGCCCGTCGCCGGGACTTCTCGGTGCGGATGTACGACCAGGTCTACGCCACCACCGACCAGCTTCTGCTTCAGGGCACGATGCGGTTCGACATCGTCCACCACAGCCTCGGCGACAACTCGCTCGCCGGTCCTGTGATCGCCCTCAAGACCGCCTGATCCTGAAACCAACAAGGAGTACCTAGAAACATGATTCACTCTCAGATGGAGAAGGTGGTTTCGGCCATCCCCACCTCGGTCGGCACCTCCCCGGTTGTCCTGACGGTCGATACGCTGGACTGGGACCACGCCAGCTTCACGGTCCTTCGTGCCAGCAATGCCTCCACGGTGTTCGCCTCGGCCCTGAAGGTCGAGGAGTCGGACGCCAGCGGCAGCGGCTATTCCGACGTCACGGCCCTCGTGGGCGGTGGCGTTGGCGGCTTCTCGATCCCGGCGGTGTCGAACACGGCGGCCGAGGCTGTCGTGAAGCTCGACGTCGATTCCAAGTCGCGGAAGCGTTACCTCCGAGTGACGGCGACCCCCGCGGTGAGCGTTAACACGGTCGTCACTGGCCGGCTGTCGCGTGGCGTCGAGGCGCCGGCGACGGCGGCCGAGGCTGGCTGCATCGGCTGGGTCAAGGGCTGATCCCGAACAAGCGGGACGGCCATTGACGGCCGACGAAGGCGCAAGGATGCGCGCCCGCTCCACACAAGGAGCAAAGCGTGCTGCTGCGTATTGGAGATGTAGAGGCGGAAATCAAAGTCGCGGCGGTGATGAGCACCCCGCGACTCGGGTTCACTGACAACTTCTTCTGTGTCTCGCAGGCTCTCGCCCCGAACGGCATCGCGCCTACCAAGGTGACTGGCGCCTTCTGGGGGCAGTGCCTTCAGCGGTCAATGGAGACGGTCGTTGAAGACCACGACGTCATCCTGACGATCGACTACGACACCATCTTCAATGCCCGCACCGTCAAGGCTCTCTTGGCCTTGATGATGCACAGCGGCGTCGATGCGATCGCCCCGCTCCAAACGAAGCGGGAAAGCAACGCCGTCATGCTGGCCCTGCATGGATCAACCCAGGACGAGAAGACGACCGTCGATCGCTCGTGGTTTGAGAAGAAGGTGCAGCGTGCGGAAACGGCCCACTTCGGCCTTACGTTCCTCCGCACGGAAGCCCTGCGGAAGATGCCCAAGCCGTGGTTCCTCGCCTCCGCCAACGAGCAGGGCGAGTTCACTGGGGGGCATATTGACGAGGACATTTACTTCTGGAAGCAGTGGGCGAAGGTCGGCAACACGCTCGGCATCGCCACAAACATCAGCGTCGGCCATGCCGAACTGATGATTACCTGGCCCAGCATCGAGAATGCGTCCGGCAAGGTTCAGCAGCACACCTCCGACTACTGGGTCAACGGCCAGAAGGCGCCTGAATCGGCATGGGGGGTGGTGCCATGAAGGTCCGCATCATTCAAGGGTTCGCGAATTACGAACCGGGGCAGGTCTTCGAGGACTGGCCCGCCGGCATGTGCGAAATCTTCATCGCCAAGGGGCTGATCGAGCCGCTTGAGATCGAGGCTGCCGACGAGCAGCAGGAAATCGAGCGGGCGGAAATGACCGCGAGACGCAAGAAGAAGTAGCGAATGGACACGATCGTCTTCGGAACACCGCAGGCGCCGACGACGCGGATCACTCCGTACCGGAGCCTCGTTCGCGTCACGCCCCCCGCCATCGACCCGGTGTCGCTCGCGGAGGCGAAGAGGCAGTGCCGCGTCGATACGACCGCTGACGACGACTACATCGTCTCGCTCATCCGCATGGCGACGCACACGGTCGAGGAACTCCTCGACACGTCGTTCATTTCGCAGGAGTGGCAGGCCAGTTACGACCTGTTTCCGACCTGGGCGATCATCCTGCCGCGGGCTCCGATGGCGTCCGGCACGGTGACGGTGACATACCGCATTGGCGACGGCACGACGCGAACCCTGTCGAGCGCGAGCAGTGATTTTCAGGTGGATTACAACGTCATCCCCGGCCGGATTTACCCGAAGTGGGCCACTTCGTGGCCGGCGACCAGGGGCGACGAGAACTCCGTCGTTGTGCGCTACCCGACGGGGCACGGCCCCAGCGGAACCAGCGTCCCGCCGCAGGCGCGGCACCTGATTTTGGTGCTCGTCGCCCATATGTACGACACGCGGCAGCCGACGGCGCCGGGGAGTGTGGGGAGCGTTCCGTATATGTTCGACACGCTTCTGGCGGCGTCGGGCCTGGGGATTTACCGATGAGCGTGCGAGCCAGAATCGACGTTGACGTCGTTTTCCACGACTACACCGACTCTTCGCTGTCGGTGGGTACGGCGTCGGAACACCTGTACGTCACGCCGGGCGGCGCTGTAGCGACGTCGGGGACGGTCGGAACGTCGGCCATTTCCGTTGTGGGGCCGACATCGTGCTCGACCTTCGCGGTGAAGAACACGGGCACCACGGTGCTGCGGCTGGGCGGGGCGATCAACGTGCCGGCTGGCCGGCTGGCGACGATCCCGACGACGGCGACGATTCAGGCAATCGGCGGAAACGGGTCATATTCGTGCGTCTGGGTGGGGTAAATGATCGTCTCCGGCCAGATGCGCGAGCGGGTCTTGCTCCAGGCTCCCGTGACGGAGCAGTCGCCGTTCGGCGAGGCGACGACCGAGTGGGTTGACGTCGCCGAGGTGTGGGCGAGCGTTCGCGGGCTGTCGAGCCGCGAGGTGCTCCAGGCCCAGCAAGCCAACGCGATCGTCACCCACGTCGTCCGCATTCGGTTCTTCCCTGGCCTGACGCACCAGCATCGCCTCATCTGGCGTGACCGTAAGATGGAGATTTCGAGCCTGATGGAGCGGGAAACCCGCACCGTCCACGAAATCATGGCGAGGGAGGTGACATGAACTGGGACATTACGCAAGGCGAGGGTGCGGCCCGCATTGTTGACGGGTACACGAACAAGCAGGTCGCCAATTCGTTCGTCACCATCCAGACGGCGGGCGTGCGAGAACTGGCCCTCCGGCTCCAGAAGGCCGCGGCGATTGCAGGGGACATGAGAGCCTTGGAGCGGTGCGTCGTCGAGGCCGCCAAGGTCATCGAGCGGGGCTACAAGAGCCGGATTCGCTCGGCCACCGGAAACCTGAAGCGCAGCGTCCGCACGAAGCCCAAGGCATACCCCGAAAGCGGCGGCGTCATCGCCATCACCGGCCCCGTCCAGACGGGCCCAGTGGGGTCCAGCGACGCGCAGGCCAGTGGTAACCACGCCTGGCTTCACGAGTTCGGGACCGGCCCGCGAAAGCCCGGCTCGCAGGGGCGCCGGACGTACATCAATGTCCACCAGGCGATCAACGGCAAGATGACGCGGCACTCGTCGGCCAACGACGAGCAGTTTTCCAGAATGGGGAAGGGTTACTACTTCCTTATGGGCAGCGCCAACGTGCCCGGTCGCCAAAGCGGCCGCGGCGCCTTCGTTAAGGCTCCCGGTGGCGGCACGCGGCCGTATTACCTGGGGCCGAACGAGACTTATGGGGCGATGCCGGCCTCGCACGCCATGAAAGAGACGATCGACCAGGAGCAGATGGCGGTGTTCAACACGCTGAAATCCGCCATCAAGAACACGCTCAAGGGGCTGGAATCTTGATTATTTCCCCCGAAAAACACGTTTTTCAGCGGCTCGTTACGACCCCCGGCGTGGCCCGGCTAGTGGGGTTTCAGGTGTTCGCCATCGCCGTCCCGAAGACGGCCACGCTTCCGTTCGTCATTTACAAGCGAGCCAACATCTCCCGCGATTCGCACTTGGCGGGGCCGATGTTTCAGCCCGTGGTGACTCTCCAGATCGCCTCGTGGGGCATGAACTACGACACGGCCCGGGAGTTGGCCGACGAGGTTCGATTGGCTTTGGATGGTCACACTGGCACCCTCGCGGGCGTTACAATCGGTGATATACGGCTGGTGTCTGAGGTCGATGACTTCATTGACCCAACCGTGATGGGAGCCCAACTCCCGCCCGCATACGAGGTTCGTCAGGCTTATCAGATTCGGTGGCAGGAGGCTACCGAGTAGGACACCCAGGCGCAAGGAGGCGTTTCGATGGCAGGTTTCACAGCACAGGGACTTACCTTCACGTTCGGCGGCACGACCATGACGGTCACGAGCGTCAGCGTGAACGACACGCAGGACTTGATTGATGGCAGCCACCTCGGAATCCCTCCGAACGGTCGTCGTGAGTGGGTCGGCGGCTTCGCGACAAACCGCGAGGTGTCGGCGGACGTCATCAACGCCGGCACCCTTGTGCTTGCCGGCGTTTCGGGCACGCTCACCATCGCCGGCCCCATCGCGTTCACCGGCAACGCGACGGTGCAGTCTTCGAGCATCAGCGGCAGCGTGGGTGACCTCGTCAAGGGGTCGGTCACCTGGAAGGTCGCCTAACCGTAGCGGAGGTGGCGCAGTATGGCAGGCGTCACCGCCCAGGGCGGCACCTTCACGTTCGCGATCATTGGCGGCGGCGGATCGTCTGGCTTTTCGGCCAGGATCACGTCCATTTCCGTCGAGTCCCCGCAGGCGGGGGCCGTGGACATGACGGCGATCACGCATGACGCCAGCATCGCCATGATCGCGCCGACCGGCGAATGGTCTGGCGGCGCCGCCACCGTGGACTACATCCGCGAGGGGGCCGCCGACCTGCTGTCTCATGTCAGAAAACGCGGCACGGTGACGTTCTCGTCCGCCGGTTTCTCTGTCACGAAGACTGCCATTCTGGAATCTGGAACGAACCAGGCGTCAACCAACGACATTGTGCGGGGCACTCTCAAGTTTCGGTTTACGGATTACACGGCAACATAGGAGACGATCGGATGGCGGTTGATTTTCGCAAGCGGCTTCTCGGCGCGAATGACACGAAGGTGCAGCCCATCGAGGTTCCCGAGTGGGGTGGAACGTGGTACGTCCGCGTCCTCTCCGGCAAGGATCGCGAGGCATTCGAGGAGGCGCTGGCTGCCGAGCAGCGGATGAAGAACTTCCGCATCCGGTTCCTGATCCTCGCCCTCTGTGACGAGACGGGCACCCGCATTCTGACCGACGCCGACATCGACGTTCTGGGGGAGCGGAACTCCGTCGTTCTGAATCGCGTGTTCGAGCAGGCGTGGACGATCAATGCCTTCACCAAGGAGGCAGTGGATGCCCTGGGGGAAGGTTCGCCCGCCGCCCCGAGCGGCGATTCCTCTTCCGCCTTGCCCTCAGTCTAGGCAAGACGGTCAGGCAACTGCTGAACGAGATTGATTCGGAAGAGATCGCGGAGTGGTGGGCCTACGACCAGCGTTGGCCGCTGCCTGATTCGTGGCAACAGACGGCCAGGATGTGCCGGATCATCATGTGCGCCAGCGGCAACTACAAGCGGCACGATATTCCCGATGAGAAGGCATTCATCCCGAGCGTCGTGAAGGCCGAGCAGCCGCAGGCGGAGATGCTCAGTGAGTTGATGAAACTGGCAGGGCCGCAGAAATGAGTTATCTCGGCAAAATCTCGGCGATCGTCTCGGCGAATACGTCGGATTTTTCGGCGAAACTGGCGGCGTCCGGCAAAGAGGTGCAGAGTTGGGCGAGGTCGCTCAACTCTGCCGTCAACACGGCGTCTTCCAAGGCGGCGTCGTCGCTGCGCGGAATCTACACCGAGGCCCAGAAGGCGGAGCGAGCCCTTCAGGCGATCCAGGCTAAGAAGATCAGCTTTAGCGGGTTCGACGCACAGAACCTCGGCGCCGCCGTCGATAGGATGCGGGCACTGATCTCCGTCACGAAGGAGGTCAACGAGCCGCTGGCAAAGGCGGCCCGCACGCTCGAAAAACTGCCCGCTTCGATGCAGGGAGGCTTCATCGACGCGATGAAGCGGGCGCAGTTGCAGGCCGAGCGGCTCGCCGTGGAAGTCGACAAGATCGGTTCGGGTGCGATTGTCTCAAACACCGCCCTGGAAAAGAAGTTTGAGGCTATCGCCGCCCGCGCGATGACTACCGCCGAGGCGGTCAGTAGGCTCAAGGAGGCTGCGCAGGCCGTCAGCGGGCTTGCGAGCGGAAGCGAGCTTCGCTTCCGCAACCCGGAGTTCGCGGCTGAGATGGCCCGCGCCAAGGGCATCCAGACCCAGGCCGCCGGCACGCCGGGTGGCGACTTCTCGGCGATCATTCAGCGGCAGTCGGCCGCTGCGAACGACCTTGCGACGGCGTTTGCCCGCATGGAGGAGTCGCGGCTCACGGCTGGCGGGAACGTCAAGGCGGCGACGGCGGAGTATGAGCGGCAGTTGACCGTCGTAAAGGCGATCAACTCCGAACTGGAGCAATCGGTCGCCGTCACCAAGATGAACGCGCAAGGGGCGTCCGGGGCCGTTGTGGCGGCCAATCGGTTCACGCTCAACGAGTCCGACCGCCGCAAAGGCGTTCTCGCACAGCGGAACGCTGCGTCCTTTGATGCGGCGACCGAAGGCCTCCTGCGGCCGCCGCCTGCCCAAAAGCCAACAGACCTACTTGCCCGCAAGGATGACATCGTAAAGCGATCTGCCGCCCTGGCGTCGGACCTTCAGGGGTCCATTTCCGGCGACATTGCTGGCCTGGAGAACCTCGCAAGCGCTGCAAAGACGACATCCGGGGCCGTTGGAGTTCTGAAGGACAACCTCGATCGCGTCGAAAAGGTGCTTGGTTCGCTTGAAGAGAAGCAGGCGCTTCGCAACGCCGCCGAGAGTTTCTCAATGTCGCCGGAAGACTTGGCAAAGACCGCCAAGGAAAAGGGCGCCTTCCAGCCTCTCGGCGACCTGGAAAAGTCGGCCGCCGACCTGCGAACGATGCAGGACGAAATGCGGAAACTGAAGGCCGAGTCTGATTTTGGCGGGTCTGTCGAGAAGGCTTTCGAGGCGTCGAAGATTTCCAAGGCCAAGGCCGAGATCACCACCCTTCAGGGAATCCTCATCAAGATTGGCGTCACGACGGGGGACGCGGCGGATGCGGTCGATGACCTTGCCGCGGGGTGGAAGAGGGCGACCTCCGAAGTTGGCGGCACCGTCAAGTACGCCAATCAGTTGAAGGAGGCCGCCGACGGCGCTGCCGAGGCAGTCCAGCAGGCTGTTAACGCCAGCGGCCAGAGGATCGACGTCAAGGGGACGCTGGCAAAAGTCGGCGACGTCGGCCGCTTCGGCGCCGACAAAGCATCCCTCGCCTTCCAGCAACTCGGCTTCGCCATCGACGACTTCATGTCGTCCACTGGCGGCGTTGACCAGAAGATTCGCGCCGTCAGCAACAATATTTCGCAGATGGCCTACATCGTCGGCAGTACGAAGGGGCTGTTTATCGCCCTCGGCGTGACGATGGCATCGCAGGCTGCGGTGATGGCCTACAAGTGGGCCAGTGGCGGAAAGACCGCCGAAGACCAGGCCAAGGCGCTCAACGAAGCCTTGGCGAAGCAAAAGTCCTTGCTTGAAGACCTGAAGCAGGCGATTGACTCGTTCGCCAGTTCGCTTGGGCGAAATATGTTCTCGAAGCCCGCAGCCGAGGCTCGCGACTTCCAGAAGCAGATCGAGGAGATCGCCAAAAAGCAAAAGGAGGGCAGGGATGCAACCTTGGCAGACCTTGACCCGACCGTGCAAAAAGAGCGGGCAACGCAGGCCGCCAAGAGGAAGCAACTTGAGTCCGAGACAGACATCGGCCGGCGAGTAGTGTTGCAGCAGGAGATTCGGCAGTCGGCGGCTCGTGAGCGAGAGGCCGCCGCGAGGGCGGCGTCGGCGCCCCCTCCGTCGAAGGACCGCGCGGCAGAGGTTATCAACCGTGCCGGCAGCGCTCTTTTTGCAAGGATGACGCGGGGCAGCGAGACAGTCACAGAGAGGGACGTCGCCACCCTCGACAGGGCGAGGGCGAGGGCGGGCGAGGTTGGCGCGTCCACGTCTCCGCAAGAGATGCGCGACACGCTGCAAAGGCAGCTTGATGAGTTGATTAGCAGCGGCCTCTCCGAAGGCGATGCAGCCGTCTCCGAGTCGATTCGTGAACTTCAGGAACTCATCAGCGCGCTTGAAGCACCGATCAAGGCTGCCACTGACGCGCTCGCGATCAGCGTCCTCGAAGGCTCCGTAAAGGTTGCGAAGTCACTGGAGGCCACCCAGGCTCTCCTCGACGGCATTTCGTTCAGCGAGACTCGCGCGGCGGCCGACAAAGCCGCGCAAGAACTTACGAAGGTCGTCGAGGAACTCAAGACTGCCGAAGACCCGAGCCGCATCGCCGAACTCGAAAAGCAGCGTTCCGCGCTGGAGCAACAATCCTCCGCCTACCGCGCCGCCGCAGAAACAATCCGCACCTTCGCCGACACGATTAAGCGGATCAGCACCGATTTGGCGGATCAGGTCGCTGGGGAGGCGCAGTCGTATGCGGATAAGGCGAGGCGGGATGCGAACGCGGCCGCCGCCGCGAAGGGGCAGAACGGCGAGTTCGGCCCAAATGGCGAGAGACGCCGCGACGGTGACCTGGAAAGGAACCAAAAAAGAGCCCGCGCGCGTCGCTGGGATGCAGAGGCCGAGGCCCGCCGCGCTCGGGACGAGGCGGATGCCGTTCGTAAAGAAAACGATCGCGCACGACGTGAGTTCGAGTCACGCAACGACCCAGAGCTGAATGCCGAGCGCAAGAGGCTAGAGGAACTTCAGGCGACCATCGACAGCAAGGATGCAACCGAAGAGCAGAAGGCCGCCGCTGCTGAAGAGAAGCAGGCCATTCTGAAGCAGCAGCAGCAGCGATGGGAGGGCAGCCCAGCGGGGCAGGCGGCGCAGCGTCGCGCAGACTTCGCTGACGAAAAAGCCGCCAGGCAGCAGGAAGAGTTCCGCCAGCAGGACGAACGCTACCGCGCCGGCCTCCGCGGCCGCGACCTTGGCCTCACCGAAGGCGAGCGGGCCGCCCGCGAGGCGAAAGACGGCCTCCTCGACATCGGCGCCGCCCGCGACGAGGGGATGCTTGACGCCCAGCAGACCCAGGCCCAGGCCAGCCGCTTCGCCCAAGAGCAGATGCGCTCCGCCGCCCCGGCGATCTTCGAGATGGCCGACGCCGTCGCCAACGCAGTCCTCCAGGGGCCGTCGCGGCAGGCTCTTGAGGCTACCGACGTATCCACTGTGGAAGGCAGCCGGGAACTGAACCGCCTCCTCCGTGGCGACGACGCCGCGAAGAACGTGAACGTCGTCGAACTGGAAAAGCAGAACCAAAAACTCACTGAACTCGTCACCGTGATGAAGGACGTGGCACAGAAGATGGGCATCGTCCTCGACCTCTAGGAAGAAACAATGGCTGACATTTCTTACGGCGTCGTCATGCGGATCAACAAGGATTTCCTGAACGACTCGATCAGCGCAAGCAACGTGACGGCTACGATGGATTCGGCCGGCATTAAGAGCGACACCTACACCCTGTCCGCGACCCCGACGGCTATTTCGACCGCGAACATCTCGGCGGTGGGCCTTGCGTTCGTCCGCTACCTCGCAACGGCGACGATCGCGACCTGCCAGGTGGGCGTCGTCAGTGGCACCTCTTTCGTCTCGTTCGCTTCGCCCCGCCCCGGCGAGCCGGCCGTCTTTCGGATGGTTTCGGGCTCTTCGTATCAGGCGACGGGCACGAATGGGACTCGGCTCCGCGTTGACGTTACGGAGGGCTGATGCCAAAGCTCGTATCCGAAATATCCGCCGGCCACCAGTTCCAGCGGTCAGCGACCGAAGGCGTCCTCGCGGACTCGCAGACGCGGGTCTTCCGCATCCTGTTGAGCCAGGCCGGCGAGGTCGTAGACCCGCAGGTCCACTGCGAGATCAAGATCGGCGACCCGCACCCGGTCAACACGAACGTCTACTGCGTGTCGTGGGACATCAAGTTCGACGGCGACAGTCGGATGGTGATGCTGGCGACGTTCAATTACCAGTCCACGCCAGCGTCGAGTCAAGACAGCAACGACAGAAACCAGGAGCCGCCAGACCTGCGGCCGGCGAATTGGTCAACGAGCGCCAGTCTCATCGAGGTGCCGGCGAAGAGTTGGCGGCGGGTGCCGCAAAATGGCGCCGCCACCGACCCCGAGCCGGCCGTAAATCCGGCCGGCGATATGTATGACGGCGTGTCTCGCTTCGAGGCCATCGTCACGATCAACATTGAGCAGTTCGAGACAAGCGACCCGACTCGGCACGTCCTGTACGCGGGGTGTGTCAACGAGGACGAACTCACCATTGGCTCGCTTACCTGCCCGCCAGGCTCAGTCATGTTTCGCGGCGTGCAGTGCAAGCCGCACGTCGAGTCGTGGGGCGACGACCCCGCCGCCAATGCTGGCCCGGGCAAGTATCGCGGGTGGATGTGCAACTACGAGTTTGCGTTTCGGCAGAACTACGTCGAAGGGATATGGGGCGGGCAGGCGACCTACGACGCTGCAATCGGCTGGGACGTGGCCGTGCCGGTGACTGGATTCAGTGTCAAGTGCCTTCTCAACGCGCAGGATGTTGAGAAGGCCGGGATGCCGCTGAAGCACAAGAGCGGAAAGATCGAGAACTGGCCCAACGGCGCCGCTTTGCCGGACGGCGTGGCGGCCGGCCAGAAGGCAAGATCAATGGTGCTCGTCCACGAGTACGAAAACGGCGGCGCGTCGCAACTGCCGTCCGCGCAGCCGATCCCGTTGAACATGGACGGCTCGCCGCGATCTGCGGACGCCAACCCGAAGGTGCTCGTGGTTCGCCGCCGCCCGAACCCGCAAATCAACTTCATAAACACGTTCCAACTCCGCCTGACATGAAGTCGCCGGACCGCTACCTGATCGGGCCGGGCCTGCGCACGAAACTGCGCGAGGTCATTACGCGCGTTGACGGAATGCCGGACGGCGGCGGCGCGGACACGATTCCGGTGCGGTTGCAGGATATGCCGCGCGGCGGCCAGCCGCTGCGCATCGGCAAGACCACCGCAACGTGGACAAAAAACACCCTTGCCACGATCACGCTCTACGAATCCGGCACACCTCCGAACGAGACCGCCAGCACGCCGCCGAAGACGCTAGAGGGCTGCGTGAACAAGTGGGGCGACGTCCAGGCGAACAAGTGGGTCGGGCTCCAGCGAGG